CACTTATACAAATTGTCTTTTCAGGTCCTCTATGTTTAATAGAAAAAAATTTATCATATAATTCATGAACAGGTATTTTTATATTTTCAGTTGATAAAATTCCACAAATTCCACACATTATAATATTTTATTAAACAAACTTATTTTTAACATAATTATTAAATTAAAAATATAAAAAATATTTATTTAAAAATATTTATTTAAGAATATTCATTATTTTTACAACATATCCTTCAATATGAATAATATCTCTTCTACTTAGTGATAATCTATTGTCATATTCAGATGCACTTTCAATTATTTGTTTTATTTTTTTATCATTTAAAACAGATTTTTTTAAAATAATATTTAATAAATCTATTATAATTTTATTAGATTTAATATTTGTTGTTAAGAAATTTTGTATAATTGGTCTAATTATACTTATATCTTCATAATTTATTATGTTTTTTGCTAAAATATTTATTTTTTGATCATAAGTATTTATTAAAGCTCCAGTATATTTGTATAAATCCATTTTCCATAATATTGTTTTTAAATTTCCATTACTTGTATCTATTATTTTATGTAACTTTTCAAAATTTATATTTATATTATTAATTCTAGAAATTCTATAAGCCCACATTAACAAATCATCATTATCAATTGTTGGAACATGAAAACATGGACATCTACTTCTTAACTCTTTTATAACTTTAGATAATGAATGAGTCCACATTACAAATCTACAATTTTTAGAATATTTTTCAATTGTTCTTCTTAAAGATGTTTGAGCACCTTCTGATAAATCTTCTAAATTATTTATTTGAACCACTTTAAATTTCTTATTTTTACTATTTTTATTTTTATATATACTTAGGGGTTTTCTTTTAGAATATTCTACAATTACATGTCTAACTAAATTTCTATCAAAATTATTATTATTCGGTTCAATAACAATATGATGCTCACTTTGTTTTACACTCACTTTATTATCAACATTTCCAGAACTTTTTACTGTATAAATTTCATCATTAACATCATAAACACTTTTTCCAAAAACCATTTCAAGAAATAAATTTAACATTACTTTCTTTCCAGTACCTGGTTTTCCATAAAATATTATATTTGGAAATTCTTCATCTTCACTTATATTTTTTAGATCTTTTAATAATTTCTTATGAAGATATATTTTATTTTGATTGCCTTTTACTTTAAATTTTTTATTTCCAACTTTAAGTGTTTCTCCAATTATATCAGAAACACATTCTGGAACACATTTATCTACTAAATATCCATCAAATTCATTACAAATACTCATTACTTAATTATTATAAATTATTAATTTTTAAATTTATTTTCAATTTTTAATTAAAATTACTTTAATAATAATAATAATAATAATAATAATAATAATAATAATAAAAGTATTATGGAAAATTTTAAAATTAAAAAAAATAAAAACTTGAAAAATAATAATAACAATAATAATAACAATAATAATAATAATAATAAATATAAAAAAATTAAAAGTACAAAAAGAAATAATAACATTAAAAAAAACAAAAAAAGTATTTTTTATACAAACATTTTTGGTGAAAAATTTAGAATAAATAACACATACGAAAATACTAAAGAAGAAAATAAAAATAAAGTTGATATTAATAAAATTTGTTTAAAAAAAAACAGAATTAATATTAATTCAAATAATTACAAAATAAATTTTGGACTCTATAAAAAGATCAAATGTATAAATATTTTTAATCAACATAAAATCAAAACTAACAGATTTTTAAATTTTATTACAGATATTACTTATTATGAAAAAGTATCACACAATGAATTATTAAAAAAAAAATATGAATTAAATACTAGTTATTTACCATCTTCTTTAAAAAAATTAATATTTAAACTTGGATTGAGTCATGAAAAATATGGTAATTCAAAAAATTTATTTTGTAATTTTTTATTAATAAATAATCTAAATAATAAAATTAAAGAAATTAATTTTCCTTGTATTTTCAAATTTACTAGAAAAATAAAGTTACCACTTAATATAAAAATTTTTAATTCAGGATTAGGAGAAAATTATTTTGTAAAACATAAAATAAAATTACCTTCACAACTAAAAGAAATGTCTTTATTTTTTAGTAACTTTGTTATATGTTCTGATCCAATAAATAATAAAAAAATAATCTTAGATAAAAGAATTACTAAAAATCTTTCATTAACAATTATTTATGAAAGATATGAAGAAAAAAATATATATCAACAAAAATATGAAAATGATTTAACATTATTTGAAAAAATAACACCTTTAATAGAAAAACAAAAATTATACAAAAAATATAATTCAAATATAGTTCTCCATAAAAAACAATTTTATTTATAAAAAATAAAAATTAATATTTGTCATTTTTAAATATTTATTAATTCCATTATGTTTTTTCTATGTTAAAGTTATTTTATATTTTCAATCAAAATTACTTTAAAAGTTAACAACATATTCATATTAATAAAAATATTATGAAAAACGTAAAAAATTGTATCAGTGTTTATTTAAATAATCAAAAACATATATTTAGTAAAGAGAATAAATATATTAATATTTTAAATTACTCTAAAATTAAAACTGAAAGATTTTCAAATTTTGTTATTGAAATTAATTATGAAGAAATAATAAAAGACTTATTTAAAATGTGTATAATGAGATATAAATTATATACCAATTATTTACCATCTTCTTTAAAAAAATTTTCATTTAGATTTGATAAAATAAATACTGTACATAGAGATCTTTATTCAATAAATTTTGGTTCATTTACCTTGTCTATAAATAATTTTAATAATAAAGTAAAAGAAATTAAAATTCCTACTTTTTTTTTCTTTCACAAAAAAATAAAATTACCCTTTAAATTAAAAATATTTAGTTCTGGACTTGGTGAAAGTTACTTTAAAAAATATAAAATAAATTTACCCCCACAACTGAAAAAAATATCAATGTTTTTTCATGATTTTTCTAAATGCACAGATTTATTGTATAATAACAGATTAATCACTGACAAACAAATTTCTCATAATATTTTACTTACAATTATTTACGAAAAATATGGTAACTACAAAGAAATATGCCAACAAAAGTGTGAAAATAATACAGCACTTTTTGTGGAAAAGCAAAAATTGTATGAAAAATATAATTCAAATATAATTCTTTACAGAAAAGAACCACTTTTTATATAAAAAATAAAAAGTTATTATAAATAAAATGTTAATTGGATTTTCTATTGATATTCCATCAGGAAATAGTTTATTAAAAAAAATAATAAAAAATACTTGTTTATTTAATTGTTTGCAAGTTATGTTTGATTCACAAAATTTATCAGAAGAAGAATTAGAAAACACAAAAAAATATTTAAAAAAATTCAAATTTGTTTTTGTTCATTCAACATATAAAATAAATATTGGATCAGATTTTTTAATTAATTCTGATAAAAATGATGAAGGATTTTTTTATAATTCAAGTTATGAATATTTATTAACAGAAATTAAATATGCTTATACAATTAAAGCAAATGCTATAATTATTCATATGGGTAGAAATGTTCAAAAAAGATGTGATAATGATATTATTTATAATAATATGATAATATTTGTAATTCATTTATTTTCATCAAAAATAATTAAAAAAGATTTTAAAATAATATTTGAAACATCTGCTGGTCAAGGAGGAGAAATGTGTTATGAATTAATTGATTTTATTAACTTTATTAAAACTTTTGAAGATTATGATTTTTATGATTCTATTGGTATTTGTATTGATACTTGTCATATATTTCAAGCAGGATACGATTTAAATAATATTAAAGTAATTAATAAAATACATGAATTATTTAAACCTTTAAAACATAAAATATCTTTAATTCATTTAAATGATTCATATCACAAAGTAGGAAAACATATTGATAGACATCAAAATATAGGAGAAGGATATATTAAAACAAATAATCTAAAAAAATTTATTAAACCATATAAAAATATTCCTATGATATTAGAAACACCTAATATATTTAAAAGTTTAGAAAATTTATTTGAAAAATAAATTATAAAATAAAAACATATTATAACATTTATATATTTAAAATCTAAATTTAAAACATAAACATTTACAACTTGATGATTCTTCAACAACTTCAGCAATTGGTTCATTATTTATATTATTATCATTATTATTAGTATCATTATTATTAGTATCAACATCAATTTTAATTTCTTTAAATTGATCAATTAAAAAGACACATGAATCAATTGAATCAAAAATCATTTCATCTTGTTCATCAATATTAATAACATCTGTTTCATCAAGAATAATAATAATTAATTTTAATAACAATGCAAAATCTTCATTAGTAATTTCTATATTAGTAATATTAATAGAACCTATACATTTAATAAGAGTATTCATTAATTTAATCATTTCATTTAATTTTATTTTGTTATCTTCCATAATATCTATCAATGTATCAATTATTTCTCCAATAGGATCTTCTTTTAAAGAATAATCTGATAATAATGAAAGAAGTTTTTCAATAATTTTTTTATTTTTTTCTTTTATATTAATATTTGCAATTTTTAAATATTTATTAATTCCATCATTTGTTTGTAAAATATTTAACATTGTCTCTGTTGTTTTTAATACTTTTTCTGTTTTTTCCATATTAGAATTATTATACATTTTATTTTTACATAACTCTAAATAATATAAAATATTTATATTGTTTATTACTTATTTTTCAATAAAAGTATATGGTCCAAAAACTCTTAATTTATTTTCCTTTAAATATTAATTTATTTGTAACAGAAAAAATATCTATTATTACATTTCCTTGTTTTGATCTACCTATTGCAGCAAATCCAGTTTTTGATATTTGAGAAATAATTCTTTTTTCATTTTTAACTTTATTTATATTTACGTTATTACTAATTATTTAATATAAAATAAAAAATATAAAATATTAATTTCATTATACTAATTTAATATTTTGATAAATATTAAATATTAAAAATTAAAAATTAAAAATTAAAAATTAAAAATTAAAAATTAAAAATTAAAAATTAAATTTGATTCCATTCTAATTGTTCTCCAAAAACATAATTCATTGCTTCATAAATATTTTTATAACTTTTAATTTGAAAAGTATTATCAACTAAATCAGGATAATTTTTCATTATATCATCAACATCTCTTTGATTTTCTTCTGGATATAAAGCTAATTTTACTCCTGATCTTTTAGCTCCATATAATTTATTATCTAATCCGCCAATAATTTTAGCTTCTCCATTCATATTAATTTCTCCAGTTACAGCAACATCAGGATTACATTTAATTCCTGTAAATTGTGAAATCATTGCAGTTGTAATAATAATACCAGCTGAAGGACCATCTTTTGGAGTACCACCATCAGGTGTATGAATATGTAAACCACACATATCACTTTCTTTCCATTTTTTATAAAAACTTTCTTTAATTTCATCAGGAATTATTTTCCATGCAACAGTTTTAGCAACTGACATTGATTCTTTCATTGTTTTACCTTGGAGTCCTGTTAATTCTAATGAAAGTTTTTTATCTGCAGGTATCCATTCACATTGAATTGACATTAATCCACCAATACCTAAATCATTAGCCCACATTCCATTAACATGACCTACTTTAAAATTTTTACATTTTCTATCATGTAAAATTTTATGTCTATCTTTTAATAAATCTCCATCAATCATTATCACCTATTTTTTTACCATCTAAAGTTTCACCCATAAGTTTTCTAACATTAATTTCTAATAATATTTCATTTAATCTATCTTTTAATTTTCTTACACCACCTTCATAAGTATAATTATTTGAAATATAACACATTAATTCATCACTTATATCTAATTTAAAATTATCTATTTTACTATCTTCCATTAATTTTGGAAGTAAAAAATTCTTTCCAATATTAATTTTTTGACGCTCTTTTAATGACTCAAGTGATATAATATTCATTCTATTTAATAAAATACTTGAAATATTTTCTCTATTATTAAATGAAAATACAATTAAGCATTTAGATAAATCAAAACTTACACCTCTAAAATATTTATCTTGAAAATCTTTATTTTGAGTTGGATCTGTTATTTGAATTAATATATTCATTATTTCATCACCTTTATGACATTTTGAAACTTTATCTAATTCATCAAAGAAAATAACTGGATTCATATGTTTAGTTTGTTTTAAAATATCTATAATTTTTCCATGATCTGAACCTGTATATGTATAATCATGACCATGTAAATATGCTGAATCAGTTAAACCAC